GGGGGGAATTGGGGAAAAAAAAAACCCGCCATTGCTGGCGGTCTATGTCGGCGGTATGTCGCCGACATCAATGTCGGAGACATAAGATAAAACCGCATCAGTTCGCGGTTTTGGTGTTTTTCATCGCTTGATTGATGAGATTTGTTAACGGGACGGCATTTGCCAGTGTTGAGATGATCTGAATTTCTTCTTCCGCTTTGTGTTCGGCAAAAAGTTGATCGCTTCGGTTATCAACAATCACGGTAATATTTCGTCCGTTTAAATCATTTCCGCTAATAACATCCCCCGTTTTCCGCATAACGGCGCCTACGGCGTTTGGAGTTGGGGCAATTGCAAGAATCAGCTGGTTATCAAGTTGAAAATCAAATGAATAACTATGCCCGGAAATTCCATGCACTTTTGGCTCACGGATAAGTTGGGCGCTTGGCTTCCATAGTCTTAAATAATGCTCCACTTCTTCGGCAAGCTCCACTGTTTCAGCAGGCAGCGCAAGCAGTTCTCTTTCGTAGTGCATGAGCGCACAAAGTGAGGAAATAAAATCGGCAATTGTTGTCGCAACCTGATCAGGACGACAAAGTGCAAAAATTTCACCGTCTTGTTCAAGTTGTACATCGGTTTTCGTGCCGTTAAGCTTTTCTTGAATGCCACGCCAAGCGCGTTTATTTTCCAGCAATCCCATGGTTCGGAAGTGAAAAATAGATTCCGCTTCGTCAGTAATAAGTAACTTATCGCCACACGGGAGAATATAAAATGATAACAATGAATCATCAGACCAACGGTGATATGTCTGCACGCCAATAGCCTCCTCTCCGCTTACCGTTTTCACTTGGTAGCAGTTGGAGAATGCTTGTTGCTGTAGCCATTGGCAGTCTAATTTAATCATGTTATTCACTTGGTTGTTTAAGTGGTGCGCCTGTGTAGTTTAAATTGATTTTATCACAAAAGAAAGCAAACCAACTTGTAATGTCATCAAGTTCATATTTGGGGTTAATTTTGATCACCAACTTCCCTATATGTTCATGTGTGCCGTAGATTGGCGTAATCCCATTGTGGCTTGTCACCTTATGCTCTGCGGAGGTTTCCAATTGATAGGCGCGCAATTTCTCTTGCTGTTTACGCTTGAACAATGTTAATACCATCTTCCCAGATTCAGCAATGCGCTTGTGATATTTAAACTCAATTTGTACCACGGCACCGGGAATTGTGCCGCCTAATTCATCCTCCGCAGAATTGGGAACGAAATTTATTGAACGCCAAAGCGTGTTGTTTGACTTTGCCCAATTGAGATCTTTTTGGTAAGCCTTCAATAAGGCAATAAATGCCTCCGCTTCTTTGTTTTCTAAACAAAATTTGTGTTCATTCAGAATATTCATTTTTACTTAATATCTACCATTACAACCCGTTAAACCCACTTTCACGCTATAACGTTTCGACACGTTCTCTTGCCACGCCAATAATCCTAATTTCTTGATTTAGCGAGCTGAGTATCGGAAACATTGGATTAAGCGGAACAAGCTCAAAGTGCGGTATGCCTTCCGGTGTTCTTGTGCCAAGCTCTTTGTATTGTTTAAACGTAGCCTCATTATCGCCATTGATTGCAGCCACGAATTTCCCCGGAGTGGGCAAAATGTCGGGATCGATTAATACCAAATCACCCTCATTAAAACGAGGGAGCATGGATTTTCCTTCGATTCGCAAATAAAACGAGTTTTCAGAGGCAATCAATGTACTTGGAATCATCTCGTAACCATCAAACCCTTCAAGCGATTTAATATCCGTCCATAATCCCGCCTGAATTGGGCTTAACAATGGATAGCGATAAACCTTTTCTTCGATCACGCTTACGTTTGAATCGAATGCTAAAACCTCAGGAAGTATGCCTAGAGCTTTGCTGATGATGGATATATCTTCAAGATCCGGCGTTCTGTTCCCCTTTTCATAATTAGCAATTCGAGGTTGTCCCCAGCGCGTATTCTCACTGCGATCATCGATGTCATTACATCTTTCTGCCAATTCTTTTTGACTGATTTTTAACTGCTCTCGATACGCTTTTATTCTCTCGCCAAGTGTAGTCATTTTATATCTCCTCTTTTGGCGCAAATAGTAACACGTTGCGTTATATTCATATAATTTCAATTTGTGATTGATATAAATTACATAATGTGATTTAATGCCAGTTAAAAATCACAAAAGGAAATTATTTATGAATAATATTTCACAGATTCGCGGGCAACTCGGGATTACTCAGCGAGAGCTTGCTCATCACATCGGCTGGGGACAACCACGGATCGCCAACTATGAAACAGGGTTGCGTGAACCATCTTTAGGCGTTGCACAAAAAATTGTTCAAGCACTGAATGCGCTTGGTGCAAAAGTCTCTATTGAAGATGTTTTTCCGTTTCAAAACTAACTTACCCCAAGGCACTTGCAATGGCACGCAATAAACTCACCCGATCCGCAAAAGCACTTTCAGATCGGGTTATGAACAAATACTGGAAACAGAAACAATGCGAGATCGCGGACGAAATGGAATGTTCGCCGTCCACGTTGAGCCGTTTTGTCAGCAATGAAGACGCTAATCAGGCGTTTAATTTTATTGCGGCAAACGGGTTTGATGTTTTCGACAGGGATTCTCACGTAGCAATTGAGAAATCAGAGTTGGAACTGCTTTTATTGGCGGCAAAAGGCTTTGACGACCGGTTGCGCGAGAAATATTTGGGCAAATAAAAAACCACGGCGGCAACCGTGGCTAATTACACTCACAAGGAGTTTTCAAAAGATGGAGCAATTATTAAACATCTCAACACAAAACGCAAGCACTTTGACGATGAGTAGTCGGGAGATTGCGGAATTGTGCGAAAAACAACATCCGCACGTTTTACGCGATATTCGCAATATGCTCAATAGTCTCTATCCAAATTTGGATAGTCTTGATTCTAAAGGGATTTTTGCGATTAAAAACGAATACGGACTGACGTTAGAAATATTACTGCCAAAGCGCGAAGTAATGATTTTAGTTAGCGGTTACAGAATCGACCTGCGGGCAAAAATTATTGACCGTTTGGAAGAGTTGGAAAATCAACAAAAAACGACTGCACTTTTACCGGATTTTACAAACCCTGCGGAATCTGCTCGAGCTTGGGCGGAACAATTTGAGAAACGAGAGCTGGCAGAACAACAAAAACTGTTGGCGGAAAAACGCGTAGAGGAAATGCGCCCGAAAGCAGAATTTGTGGATCGCTACGTGGAGTTTTCCGGTAGTAAATCTCTGCGTGAAACGGCAAAAATTTTAAAAATGCCTGAGCGCGAGATGATTAATCGTTTAGTTTCGGACAAGGTGTTATATCGACAATCAAACAACTTATTGCCATACCAAAAAGCCCACACACAGGATTTATTTACTGTTAAAACCGGTATTACAGACAATGGCTATGATTTCACCCAAACTCGCGTAACCGCTAAAGGAATCCAGTGGATCGCTAATCGTTATGCATCGGAGTTGATGTCATGAGTACAGATAATCGTTTTATCCCAAATTCTTTCCAAGTTCCGAATGCGTTAGTTGATGACTTAATGGCGGAGCTTGGCGGCGTTGAGCTTAAATGCTATTTGCTTGTAATCCGCAAAACCAAAGGTTGGAGCAAAGAGTTTGATGCAATTTCACTTAGCCAATTTGTGACTTTTACGGGCGCGGGTAAAACTGCGGTAATTAACGCGTTAAAAAATCTTGTAGATGCGGGTCTTTTAGTCCGCAAAGTCGGAGCGAGAAATACTTCTGTTTACGCCATCAACTTGTTCAAAAATAGCACTAGTTCAGAAAGTGAACTAGTTCAGAAAGTGAACCGCACTAGTTCAGAAAGTGAACCAGTCACTAGTTCAGAAAGTGAACATACAAAAAACAATATTAAAAACACTATACAAAATACAAATAAAAAAAATATACAAAAAAAACCTGCGATTTTTGGCCTTGAATCACACTTTGAAAAATTCTGGTCGGCAGGCATGCGTAAGGTTGGGAAACCACAAGCGCTGAAAAGTTTTAAATCGTCCTACGAATCATACAACGCCAAATATCCGTTATCGCTTGATGATTTTACGCAAATGCTTGTTGATGACGTGGTAAAACGCAATCAACTTTGCCAATTTGGCTTTGACAAGCTACACCCGGTCACCTACCTGAATAACTGGCGTTGGCTTGATGAGTATCCTCAATCAAACAATAAAACAACCGAAAAGCCAAGTGCGCATAACAATTTCGGCGAGCGTGACTACGGCAAACAAGTGATCCCTGAATGGGCTTTGGAGGACGAAAATGATGACGAAAAATCAGATTAAAGATCGATTGGAATTATTGCGAGCCGAGTTTAGCAATGCGATTAATGGGCTTTCTGAGGGCGAAAATCTTGAATCGCCAACGCAGAAAACGGGTAATTGCTCAATGCACGGCGAATTTACCCAGTGGACGCGCAAAATTCCATTTTTCAAAGGCGAATTTAAAACTCAGTGTCCACACTGCTTACGGGAGGAAATCACTAAGCTAGAGAGCGACTTGAAAGAAATTGACGACAGGGAAAAACAAAGATTTATCGCAGATTTGAAAGAGCGATCAAATATCCCCCTACGCTTTGCTAATGCGAGTTTTGAAAATTATCAAGTTACCGATAAAAACAAACTGGCGAAACTCGCTTGCCAACGCTACGCCGAGAAATGGGCTGAAAGATTTAAACAGGGCGGTGGATTGGTATTTTGCGGTAAGCCAGGTACCGGCAAAAATCATCTTGCTTGCGCAATCGCAAACAACGTGATCGAACAACACCAAGCTGAAGCATTTATCACCACCGCAATGCGAATCATCCGAAAGGTGAAATCCACTTGGGATCGAAACGCGGAAATGACCGAGGAAGATGTAATCCGCGTGTACTGCCAAAAAGACCTGTTAATTATCGATGAAGTGGGCGTGCAGTTTGGAACGGATGCAGAAAAAATTATCTTGTTTGAAATCATTAATGAGCGTTACGCGCAAATGCTACCAACGATTTTAATCAGTAACTTAACAGAATCTGAATTAAGTAATTATATCGGCGATCGCATAATCGACCGCATGAAAGAGGGGCAAGGCGCAGTGATTAAGTTTGATTGGGATAGTTACAGAAAATGACAGAGCAACAATTTGACCGCAACACATGGCAATGCCCTAAATGTGGCGCACCTCTTGAGGATTTATGGGATGGCGA